TAGGTCATTATTAAGCTTTGTAATTTAGCACCACCTGATCCTGAAGATAATTCTTGAATAGGTATTTTACCTCTATTCATTTCACCGTCTTGAGTAAGTGATCTACCAACTACAGAACCTGTTTGGAAATACATATTTAAAGCTTCTGCAGGATTATAGTTTGTACCATTACCTAAATCAACCTCTGCTAAACCATCCATATCTAAGAACACGCCGTCTGGCACCATTCTAGATAATACTTGTTGCATTTTTAAGTGAGTTAATTGAATCATGTCAGCAAAACCAGTTATCTTACTTACTAAAGATTCAATTCTTCCTTTGTACATTCTAGGTGCACATATAGCATAATTCATTTCTACTTTTGTAGAATCAGACATTGGCCTTGTCATATTCTCAGCCATTTCCCATTTAAGCATGGTATCAGTACCTAAAACCTTTACACCAGAATATAAAACCTCTATAGTTCTAGACACTTTATCGTAAGTATCAGCTTCTGGAGGATTAAATTCATCTGTTTTTTGTATTATTTTTTCTAAACCATTGTCAGTGTACTTTAATTTAAACACTTGGTTCATGTAAGTTTTATATTCAAAATACAATAATTGAACTGTGTTATTATCATAGTTTTGATAACCAGTAACGTACTGCCTATTTCCAGGCATTTTTTGTATTCTTTCTAATTCTTCTTCAGGTATATTTGGAAATTGTTTTTTTAATTCTGGTATTGTAATAGACTTTACTTCACCAACATAGTATATATCTTCAAAGTTTGGATCCTCTGTATATGAGTATACTAAATAAGCTGGATCTACATAGTCAATTGTTATTCCGTTAGATTTATTAAAATTAGTTTTAGAACATGCTATACCGCATACTACTAAATCTTCATTTAATCTTCTTTTTGTTAATTCCCATTTATTTCTAGCTAAAGTAGTTGTTATAGCCTCTTCCTCAGCTATTTCTATGGACTGCTTATAAGACAACTGCATGTGTAATTCTAATTCTTCTTTAGTGGCAGGAAGTTGTTCTGCTGCTATATTAGAACTTGAAGCGTCTATACCTAATTGCTCTTTAGCTAAAGCTATTTGCTCCTTAGCAAACATATCTTCTGCTATAGCCGAAGCGTAATCTGTTCTTTTTTTAACAGATTCAGGATCTTGTGAAAAAGCTTTTATATCAAATTCTTTTTGTGATATACCATTAACAACTATATTAACAAATTTTGATATAACAGGAACTGGTTTCCAGTCTAAATTAAGATAAGACAAATCACCATTTATAGATAACTCATCTTTATATTTTTGTGTTGATTGTTCACCTCTAGCGTATAGTCTTAGATTGTGAAAATTACTCCAACTAGTAAGATATCTATTACCGTTTGTTCTTCCTTGATTAAACCATTCAGTTTCAATAGCTGAAGCTACTTGAGATCCGTACTCTCTCGTTGCTTTTTCCGCGTCTGGTACTACCTGACTAGGAAAAGAGCTATTTGAATTAGTGTATATTTTCATTTATTCAATTATTTTTGATAATGTACCTTTGTTATTGTATCTCTTAAACCCTAAATTGTATACTGGTTTTTGTATTATAGGATTTGGTCTGTATTTGTTTTTATTACAAGCCATTATAGCTAAGCCAGAACTAATCGAAGCATCATGAGAAGTTCTATTATTTATATTAAACTTCGCCCAGTCTTCTAATGTTCTTTGAAAATACACGTCACCATAATTACCATCGTCTTTTAAACCTACGTGTTCTTCTATATAAGATTCTATTGCTGCAGCGTGAGCTTGTTTTATATCTTCACTAGAGTTAGGTATTCCACCTATCTCTCTTTCTGTTGTTGATAATTTATTATATTTTTTATCAGGTCTATTTATTGAGTAACCTCTGTAACCTCTACGTTTAAAATAATAAAGTAGTCTAGGCTTATTGTTTTCTGCTAATATTGGCATGCCATAAAATACACAAGCCATTAATACATCTTCAAAAAATATCTCAGCAGTTTGTGGACGAGCAATATATTCTAAAAAGAAATGATTAGGTGGTACGTTTTCCATAGAAAACTTAGTAAGACCTGTTAAAGAACCGTTAGATCCTCTATTATCTACTGTACCTGATATATCATAACTGTCACAACCAAAAGCTCCAGTGTGTTCGTTACCTGGCCATTTTAAACCATTTTTAGATATAACACTGTTTTGCATTTGTTCTGGAGGTATCCATGATACAAAAAACCTACCTTGCTTGCTAGGCATAAATATTACTTTGGTATCTTTAACACCATTAACCCATTGAAAACTTCCTTGAGTTATTATATTACTATTCTTTAAATCAGCATTCCAATCTATCTGTTGATAGATCTTAGTTAGATTAAATAAAGATGATTTAGCTTCATCTCTAAAAGCGTGTTCTTCTGTTCTTGGAAATTGTCGATAAAATTCATTAAGACCGTCTTGATCTTCTTTTAAGCCATCAACTTCGTTTTGCCAATATTCTATTACACCTATTTTAATTTTTGATCCGTGAGGATCTTCAATGGGCTTTTTCGGTGTATCGAAGACAGGTAAGCCATAAGAATCAATGTATCCTTCGTAGTTCCATTCCATAGGAATGAACAAAGAATAGAGTCCTGAGCGAGTCTGTCCATTGGAGTTTCTTTTGGTAACGTCCGAGTCATTGTATAGTCTTTTAAAATTTTCACCACCTTTATCTAAAGCATTTGAGGTTGAACCCATCATGCATTTACCGATTATTTTACTACCTAATCTAAGAGTTGTTTTTGTAACCCTCCAATTGTTGAGGATGTTATTAGGTCTTTCCCATTTTCCTGATTCATCATGAACAAGAAGCTTGAGTTTTTCTCCATCATAAGAGTTATCACCTGTGTTTTTCCAGTCGATAGTGGTGTCCAAACCGGTGATTTCTTTAAGAGTTTCGTTAGAATCAAGTTTCCTTCTTGTAAATTTACTAGCGGGTACTCTATAAGCCAATTCGGTTTTAGGTCTGTCCATACCGTCTTGTATTGGTTTGAAGAAAAACGGATAATTAACGGATATTGGAACAACTTTGTCGGTGAACATTTTCTTAGCATCGGGGCCAGATTTGGACAAAATCCCAAAACGTGAGTCGGTTGATATTGTAGCCATGTCAACTGTAACTCCGGATGCCATAAACGAAAAACCTGAACGTCTATTCTTGAGATAGGACATACCGTAACACCTGAAGTCTGCAACGCAGGCTGCCCAGAATATGAAAAATTGGCGATTGGCTTCTCGAAAGTCTGGCTTCCCAACATCAATCTTGGCCCACTGCAAGTACATGTAATTAGAACCAGTAATGTAAGTAGGCTTGCCTTTGTTATAAAACCAAAAACCTTCTTCCCTATACTTGAATTCATTATCAATGTAATCATACCATTTTTCCTTGAAATCAACTGGATATTCTTCCCAATCAAATATTGTTTTTATTCTACTTAAAGCTTTAGGCATTTGAATTCTTTCAAATCTATCTGACTCGAATTCAGTAATGTTTTTTGGTTCTTTAGGTAAAGCTATTTTAAGATTTTGTATTTCATAAACCTCTCCTATTTCTCCAGTCTTACTTATTATAATGATATCATATTCTTCATTATATCCGTATTCCCATTTTTTATATCTATTCTTATGCCTTAAGGTCTTAGCATCTACATGATCGTGTAGTACTTTATATAAAGTTTGCTTGTACATTATTTTGATCTACCTTCGGCAAAACCCTTAAAAGATTTTTCTTCTTTTTCTTCTTTAGGTTTATTATTTAATAAATCTTCTTCAGTTTCTATTCTTTGAAGTATTTCAAAAGCATCAAATATAGCTAGCTTTTTAGTAGCTGCTGCATTTTTAAGTCTATCAGCTGTTATATCATCATCACCATCAACTATAGGCTCCTTAGCTACTTTTATCAGTTCTTCAACTGCTACTTGCCCAGCTAGGATTATATTCAACTTCGTTTTCTTTATTTCCATACTTAATTACAATATCATTAGATTTCATACAATACAAACGCTCTTTTTCTACGATAAAATCGTATTCACCATTAG